CAGATAATGGATATCCAATGGATGTGTTAGGTGGCATTTTATCCACAAAACGCATTCCATCGATACCACAAACGGTTTCCATTTCTGTCAAAGGACGAACCTGTGATTTCATGTTGGGCATTCTATCCAGAGCTTTCAACACAGGGCGAATGAAATCCTTTGCTGCACGAACTAGCAAAGAACCTTCAATTCCCTGTGACGGCTTTGTTGAATACTGTAGGGAAGCCTGAAATGGCCATCCAACACGAAATTTTGGGGCCCCCCACTTTTGGGGGCAACCTGTGACGTCCTCCACGTCACTAGATATGACTGTCTCCTCAACTTCCGAATGGTAAGTAGCTCGACCTGTACATTGTCCATAATACTTGCAATACGCTCCCTTAGGTAGGAAGTTAACTGCGCTCTTTGGATGTACATCAGGGCCTTGATAAAACTGGATATCATACAATTGAGTGGGAATAGTGCCTTCACTCTTTGCTAATACGACACCCGGCTTCTCAGCCAAGGTTTTTAGAGCATTCGCCATTTGGGCCTGGGTCAAAAGACCAGAACAACCATCCACATGTCCATTGTGCCCTCCTAGGTGAAAACCACCAATAAGAGGACCTTTGGTTTCAGTAACTAAAGCACCCATACATAGACCTTCAAATGTATTGAAGGGCAATTTATAAGTTGCGCCAAAGAAACTGCATGCTTTGGTTGATACAGGACCTGAGTTCATAAAAGTCCGCGGAGTACCACTACTTACTTTTAATTGGCTTCCATCCTCCTTCTTGTAAATGAAACGAGCAGGAACTGATGCAAACCGATCTGTAGGCAAATAGGGAGTCAAATCTTTCCAATCACCACCATTAGGTACCCAGACAATAGACAAATCCGTCCCAGGAACTCGAATACTATGCCCCTTATGGAGCCAAGTCTCGAAATTTCCCCCTATACTGTCTGGATCGTGTCGTGTGATTTTGACTTTGATGTCATCTGAAAGCCACATGTGATTAGGAACAATTGCCACATTTGAACAAGGAAAAAATGCATCGCACTCGTATACCTTGTTAGAATCACTTGGATGTAATTCCATGTAGGCCATATTCTTAAATACAAGTTTCTCCAAATCATCAACAGAAGTAGTCTTTGATTTGGTAGAACACGGCATTTCAG